ATCTCCATCATGGCGCGGTTCTCGGCCATGGCGCCCTCGCAGGCGTTGACCTTCGTCAGCAGCTGATCGCGCGCGTCCTGCATCTGCTTGTACCGATCCTCCAAGAGTTTGGCCGTCACCGGCCCCACGTTCCTGGGCGCGATGTCGGGGCCATAGCGGTAGAGCTGCTTGAGCAGCGCCGTGTCGTCCGGCAGCGTGACCGTGATGCCGCGCGCGTGGCATAGGCCCAGGATGTATTCCAGGTTGGCCTTCTGATACTCGTACTCCTGGCCCACGACGAGGTCCACACCCCACACCCCAATTTCCTTGGCTCCGTGCAGGGCCGCGTAGGCGACCATGTAGGCGATGCTGCTCTGCCAGTAGTCTCGACCGATCCACTCCGTGGCCACCTCGATCGGGAACCGCGCGGACCGCGGCATGTCCGGCTGCTGTTCCAGCATGACGACCGGCACACCGCTCTCGCGCAGCCACCGCACGTAGTCGGTGTCCCGCACCACGTCGGCCTCGAAGACTGGCCGCGCGTGGATCTCGAACCACACGTCCGCGCGCGGGATGTGTCTGTAAAGTTGGTTGAGCCCGCACACCACCCAGCTCGGGTCGTTGAACGGCGCCAGGTCCCGCGTGCTCGACGCGAACCCGACGACGGCCCACCGATCCCGCGGCGGGTCGAACTCCAGCTCTCCGGTCTCGCGGTTCAAGCTCTTCAGCACCGCATTCGCCGGGTGATCCGACAAGAGGTCCCACGCGTCATCCCCGCACTTCTTTCCCTGCAGCTCCGCTGACGTCTTCATGGCTCAGCCCCCTGAGTCAAGTTGTTAACCGTTCGCGTTTTAGCCGCCCGTCTGCGGCGGATCGCCTGTCGACCCCAGGGACCACGACGGCAGCTTGTCTTTCAGCTCGTCCCGCAGCGCGTCCAGCTCGGCCTCGACGTGATCCCCCATGTACCCGAACCGCGCCCGCAGGATCTCGCGCAGCCTGTCCAGCCGCTCGCTCATGCCACTCTCCTCACGCGCGGGGTCGCCGCGCCACGAGAACCCCGTCGAGCCGGTCGACCGGGGGGTCGACGGTCCAGCGGGTCCAGATGGTCTTGGCCTCAACCCGCCCCCGAAGAAGTCCCTCCACGTCATGCGCCCACTCCACGCTGGCGTCCGGATGCGTCTCCAGCCGGCGGCTGGGACCCCGGATCATCGGCTCGGCCAGCACGACGCCGCCGCGCGCCAAGCGCGCCACCTCGGCCATCACACCATCGATCTGCTCGGGGCCGGCATAGGCCAGCGCGTAGCAGCTCACCACCACGTCGTACGGCTCCGTGAGCGCCCGAAGCCCCGCGGTGAAGTCCCCCGCGTACGCGTCCCATTCCCACCCCTCGGAGCGGGCCGCGGCCAGACCGTGGTTGACCGCCTCCCGGTTCACGTCCATCCCCGCCAGATGCAGCCCCGGCCATTCCCGGTGGATGCGCCGGAGCATCGGCCCGGCGTTGCACCCTATCTCAAGCACGCGCGTGAACGGTCGCAGCAGGCGCAGGCCCTGGATCACAAGGTCCCGGTGCCGCATGCCGGCGGAGGCCCAGTACCCCTCGCACCAGTCCGCGCCGGTCCGCGCGGCCCAGGACGCGGTCGCCGCGTTCACTTCTGAATTTTTCCCCTGACCATGCGGTCGACGGGCGGTCCGGACACCACGGGCGACACGACGTCGACGGCGAGGCTGGGCGGACGGTACGACTCGGCCCTGCCGGCCGCAAGAATCTTGGCGGCGAGCGCCTCCGGAAAGTCCGCCACCTGCCCCACAAGGTACAGGCCGGCGAACCCGGCCTCCGGGGACGGCCCTGCGGTCACCGTCGTCTGCTTGAGAAACCTCACGCGCTCCATGACCAGGTCCGCCCTCCCCCTCTACGCGTTCTACGCACTTCAAATGCGCGTTCTGCGCACTTCCAATACGAAAGTACAGAGAGGAACGGGGGCCTGTTCCGTACCCCCGTTCCTACTTAGCCTACGACGTGACTTCGGTCGCCGGATCCGCCGTGCTGTGCAGCAGCTCGTCCGCGCCGCCGAGGAGCAGCGCGCCGCCGAACCGCATGAAGCCCGAGCTGGACGCGGCCACGTTCGACGTGACCAGCACGCGGAGATACCGGCGCGCCTGGCTCAGGTTGACGTCCTGGATGTGGCATCCGACCAGCGAGGTGCTGGTCGCGGTCGTCCCGAACGTCGACACCACGCCCGTCGAGCCGAGCGCGGCGAAGTCAGCCGCGGCCGTCGAGGTCGCGTGCTGCACCCGCGTGGTGATCGAGATGGCCGCCGTGTTGACGTTGGTGCTCGACGCCTGAAACGGAATGACCACCTTGGCCGAGTAGTACCGACGGCCGTAGGCGAGCCGATCGATGACGCGGCCGGTCTGCTCCACGGCGTTCGGCGTGCCGTCCGAGGTGTGGCTGATCACGGCCGAGGATCCGAAGATCGGGACGGCCTTGATGTAGGCTCCCATGTTGTGCGATCGCGCGACGCTCATGTCTGGCTCTCCCTGCGCCGTCCGCTGATATGCAGACCGGCACGGTCAGGTAGTGGTGCCCCGGTTCCGAGTTTCAATGCGAGCAGCGCAGCGTCCACGAGGGCGGACGCCTCCGCGTGCGTAAGGCCGTGACGGGCCGCGCCGAAGCGCGCCGTGGGCTGAGCCGGGGCTGAGGTATAGCCCTCCACGTGTACGCCGCCCGCTGTCACGCTTTAGATCGTCAGGTTCGTCATGATGGCGACCGACACGTCGCGCCGCATGGCGAAGTCGTGCTCCATGATCGCCCGGACCACCGTCTGGTCCTGGGAGAACGAGGCCACGACGGCGCTGCCGTCGTAGTAGGCCGCCTCGGTGCTGGCGTCCACGATCAGGTTCTGGCTCTCGCCGATGATCGCGTCGGCCATGTCGACGAGGTAGAACTCCGCCGAGCCCGCCGTCGCGGGCACCTGCGTCGTCACGCCGAACGGCCAGCCCCACAGGGCGCCGGCCACCATCTCCTGGCGGAAGACGAAGAACCCGTTGGCGTTCTGCAGGGTCATGAGGCGGTTCCACGCCGTGGGGCTCATGATCCAGGCCGGCCGGATCATCGGCACGTTGGCGTTGCGCAGCGTCAGGACCATGGTCCCGAGGTCGGCCACGCAGTTGGCCAGGGTCGTCCACGCGCCGGCCGTGAGCAGCAGGTTGGCCGCGTTGGCCCAGTAGCGCAGGCCGCGCGGTTCGCCGGCCACGCCCTGACCGCGCAGGAAGGCCGAGTTCTCCGCCTGCGCGAGCGAGGCGACCAGGTCGTCGCGGATGACGGCCGAGCTGTCCATGCTGGCGTAGCGGATCAGGTCGTTGCTGATCGGCACCAGGGCCGCCAGCTTCTTGAACGTCAGGGCCACCTGGCCGAACGCCTGCTGCGTGGCGCTGATGTTCGTGTTCTCGCCGATGTACGTCGCCGTCGCGCCCGTGCTCATCTTGGGCACGCGGAACGTCCCGTACGGCATCTGGATGACCCGCGGCCCCAGGCTGCGGATGACGCTCATGGGGCGCAGGAACTCGATGATCTCGTTGCTCATCGGGGTGGGCACCAGGAACCCGCCGTCCGCAGCGGTGCCGGCCGCGAGCGCTTTCTGCCGGTCGGCCCGGGCGTTCTTGATGTCCGCGATCAGCTCGGGGTCGTTCCACTCGGCCGCCACCTGCTCTGGCGTGGACCGCGTGATGGCGGCCGCCGCGATGGCCCGGATGTACGGGATCACGCGCCCCCGCTTCTCGACGGGAACCGGGCGTGCGGCCGCGGCGTCGTCGAGCGGGTTGCCCCGGCTCTTCGCCAGCTCCTTGGTATAGCTCTCCAGCGCGTCCTTGACGGCCTCGGCCACCATGGCGCTGGTGTTCTCCCGGATCAGCTGAATGAGTCCGTCCCGCTTCATCGTCTCGGCCATAGCCGTGCTCCCTTCCTCGTCCGCCTACGCCCGCCGGCCCGTCCAGCCCTGTCGGGCGGCGGCTACGGCCGAGCGGATGCTCGTGTTCACGTCCCCGCGCGCGTCGGTGAACGCCGCGCGCACGTCGTCGGCGGTCAGGTCTCCGCCGCCATCTTCGTCCTTGGTCTCAAACTCGCCCAGGTCCAGCTCGATGACATCATCCTCGAACGCCTTTGTGGCGGCGGGCTCTGTGTCTTTGGGTGGCGCGTTGGTCACCGGGCAGCCGCTCGCGGCGAGCGGGCACACGTCGGTCTCCGCCGTCTTGGGGCAGGCCGCCCCCTTGGGGCACGGGAACGTCTGGGGGTCTGCCTTAGCGATCTCTTGGATACGAGCCTCCAGCTTGGGCTTGTGCATTGGGCAGTCCTTGGGGTCCGGGCAGTCCGCCTCTGCGTGATCGGCCTTGTCTTGAGTCGACTCCTCTGCCGACGGCGCGATGCCCAGCTGTTCGAGAACCTCGTTCACCCGGCTCACGGCCGTGGTGATGTCGCCCAGCGCGTCGCGCAGGCGCGTCTCGTTCGCCTTGGAGAGGACGCGGCCGGTCTTGGTGATCGCTACTTCGTCTTGACGGGCTTCGTGCGCGTCTTTGGCGTTGGCTGAAACATCGTTGGTCTCCTTGGCGGAACCCTTCGGCTGCTCGCCGAAGAGTTTCTTCCACTCCTCGGGGTCGACCATCTCGCGGATCTGGCTCGCCCAGATCTTGCACAGAGCGCGCCCACCTTCGGTGGAACGCAGGGACACCAGCGCCTCGGGGTTGGCTGGGACGGGGACGAACGAGAACTCCAGCAACTCCTGCTCGTGAAAGTCCGTCCCGCCGCGCGCCGCGTTGGGCTCGGACCTGATGGGCTTGAAGCCGACGCTGACGGCGTTGAGGAAGCCTTGCTTGACAAGCGCGCGCACCGTGTCGGCGAACGCGTACGTCCCCGGCTCGGGAAACCGCACGCGGCCCGAGAGCCCCGTCTCGGTGACAGTCAAGGACACGGCCTTGCCGACGGGAAGGCTCTTGTAATCGTGCCCGTACAGCACGACCGGATTCTGGAGGTAGTTGGCCAGCTGCCACCCGCCGGCGGCCACCACGTCGCCCTCCCGGTCCACAGCGGCCGTGGTCAACGTGACGTCCATCTCCAGAGG